TATTAAATACCAAAATGAGAAGTATTCATATATTTTATAGCATTGAAAAAAATTGATTATTTAATTTATTAATTCGTTATTGATTATTATCAATGACTGACACGTATGAATCACATAATTTTGTATATATATTATGCAATGACAATGATAAAGAAATATATGTCCAATGTCCAACTAGAGCATTAAAAAATTCTATATTTAATAAGTATGCATCAATAGTAACAGTTGATGACATTATTACAGAGGAAAAATATATACAGCTAAAACAATATACATTGGAATCTACTATTAGCTTATTAACAATAGATTTATTATTTATTAATAAACATGCTATAGATGTATTTTTAGAACAATATCATACAGAAAGTAATTTTGAAAAATATATTAAAATTTGCACAGTGAACAATATATTTGCTGTGCAATATGATCCCTACGAAACACGCAGAAGTAGAATTCAAATGTTATATAATTCTATCGAAACATTATATTGGCAATTGACAGCACACTGTGACCTAAATATTACAAGCAAATTTTTAAAAAGAGATATTGTTGACACTACTTATGCAAATGTTAAAGCAAACTGCAATATTATGTTATCAAATGTTTCTATAGGTGAAGAAGATTATATTTATAATTTAATAAATGGAGGCGAACATATTAATATGTCAACTAATTATCGGTCTCCATATTGGAAAAGTAGACCTATTAATATTACATGCGAAGATATTAATTCAATAATTTTTAATGATATGATGGGTGAGGAAGAACGATATCATTTAATTATGAATTTGTTGTCATCCAGATCACATTGTCATTTAATTCTTAACAATATAAAATTGTTACAATGGTTTGATGACAAAGGTTTTATTGATAAACATTATCATATATTCAGATACATATTATATTATGCATGGTTATCTTTATCAATGGATGAATATGTCACCAAAACTAAAATGACGAATGATGATCGATTTGTATTTGATATTGATACGGCACATTTATTGCCGGAAATGGATGTAATATATAATAAGACACCTTATTTACCTGTTTTAATATCAGACAATGTTAAAGCAAAGCGTAAAAATTTATCATGTGTTCAAAAGATATATAATGAAAGTATAAAGTATGGAACTTGTACCACTGATATTTTTCGCATGCGATTTAATTATTTCACTTGCGGCAAAAATATAAATTTGTTTGAAAATGTTGATTGGACAAATATTGGTGTTTGTGGATCAATAATGGCATGTTGTGTACCAAATTTCAATCCATTGTTCGCAAACTTTATGTCTGTCATGCCATTTAATCCTTTTGATGAACGCTTTATAGATTTTGTCAATTATCATTATGCTGATGCAGACATTGATATTGCATGTAATAAAGATTTTAAACAATGTTTTGATGAAGTATTATTATTACGAGACACATTAGAAACAAATATTAAAAAGAATATAGATAATTTATCAACATTTCGCAAGATAGACAAATCAACACTTGTTAGTAAGATTGTTATGGATGTGTTTGATGTAGAGGAACGTAGTAACGAAAAAGAGTCAGAGGAAGTAGAGTCAGAGGAACATAGTGACGAAACAGAGGACGATGACGTAATCGTTCCAAATGTCAAAGTAATTATCAGATCATCAGTAGAACAAGTTATTAATGATAAGAATAATTTAGTATTTATTACACCATATAAAACCGCTAATATTTATATTAATGATGAATTTATTAAACAATATTTAATGATGGAAGATGATGATATTGAGCTTGTTAAAAAAGTAATATTTCACATTAATAATAATGAGGAAAAATCAACTTTGGAACAACAATATATTGATATAATTTATGATATTTATGTAAAAGAATTCAATTGTTCAAGTGATGATATAAATATTAAATACTTAATATGCAACACTGTTGTGTCACGAGAAAGCATTAGAATATTTCATTCTGATAGAGATACTAAAATCATACATTATACTCATACTATTAAATATGGATTAACTTCTGATTATTTTCGTGTTCCAATGGAATTATTTAAATGTAGATCAGATGAAATTGTGGGAACAGTATCTCAATTTCATTTTCCAATTGTACGATCATATTACAATGGTAAAACAGTCATGGTAACAACATCATGTATTGGTGCATGCAAAACATTAACTAATATTGATTATAAATTTTTTGCAGGAGTTAGAGATCCTATGATAATTTGGATCAAATATTGGGGAAGAGGTTTTGGCTTTATATTTAATGGTACAGAAATGAGTAAATTTGTTTCATTTTGTATAAATAATGACGAATATGTTCGAGAACGTGGTATACATATATATAAAACATATCATCTTGGTCCCTATTTAACATCGTTACATTTCACACATGAGATATATACGAATAAAATCGAAAATTTTAGCCCCGATACTTTTAATAAATGTGAACTTAGTTTGGCATCTAAACAACAATCATATGACACCCCATTTAAACATTCATTAAAAACTACATGTAGCAATGGCAATGTGAAACCATTAAATTATCATATGATTATTACAATGTATGAATTTAATAAGACTAAAATCGGCAATGTGACACAATATGCACCATCTCTTAATGTAGCACCAGCTCTCGATATTCCTGAACTTGGATCATTACCGGCTGACAATTTTGACTCATTTTTTAATGAGACAGCTGAAAACGCTCAACAACAATTTAATAGAATGACACGTGTACAAGAAACAACGAATACACCATCAAATCATCTCAGTGTACAACCACTATTTACAGCTGGTACAATGGAATTTCGTAATTAAAAATTGATTTATAATATAGTTAACCATATGATATTAATATATAATAACTATGGATATATATAGATATAATGGTTTAAAAGATTTACGTAAACTTTTATTACCAAAGGATGCGCTAGAATTAGAACATTGTATTTATCAATATACCGTACAATATATGCATTTGAAAGATGTGGATGATGGATGGTTGCAAGTTACATATAATACAAAATTATCAGAATTATGTTTTAACTTGAATCAAAAAAATTCACCATTATTATTAGTAAATATATTATCTGGAAAAACCAAAATATCTAGTTTACCATATGCAAAATCAGATGTATTAAATCCTGTATTATGGGAACCTATTATTAAGAAACAAGAATATATAAATTACAAGAAAAATAATTTAGCTACTACGGATGCATACAAATGTAGAAGATGTGGACAACGTAAATGTTCAGCTCATCAATTACAATCTAGATCTGCAGATGAACCCATGACAATTTTCGTTGTGTGTCAAAATTGCAACAATTCATTTAAAATTGGTTAATTAATTTATTTTATTATTAAGCACTTAGGCGTTTTTCGTTAGAATGGCATGATATTTGTTTAAAGATAATATATTGATGACGTATAGCAGTGTTATTTTAAGATCGGTGCTTACTTTTAGGAGATTAGATTAAATGTTTTTTAGACAGTTGTTTGATGAGGATACTTGGACTTTTACTTACTTTTTGGCAGACCCTGTTACCCAGGAAGCCGTTATTATTGATCCGGTTAAAGAGCAGATAGAGAATTATCTGAATTTAATTAACGATATGGGGGTTACTTTAAAGTACGCGTTGGAGACGCACGTTCATGCCGACCATATTACTGCAGGTGGGTTATTAAGAAATCATCTAGGCACCCAAACCGGTGTCGGCGCAGCTTGTGGTGCAGAATGTGCTGATATTCAGATAAATTCTGGTGATGTTTTTACCTTTGGAGAAAATGAACACATTAAAGTGATTGCAACGCCGGGGCATACTCCAGGGAGTGTTAGTTTTTATTGGCGCGATCGAGTTTTTACCGGGGATTCATTGTTTATAGGGGGCTGTGGCCGTGCAGATTTTCAAGGGGGTGATGCCGGTGCGCTTTATGATGGCATTACGACACAACTATTTACCTTACCCGATGAGACCTTGGTTTATCCTGGGCATGATTATCAGGGCAATGAAGTGAGTAGTATTGGTCAGGAACGTCGGTACAACCCACGGTTAGTTGGGAAATCCAGAGCAGAATTTATTGATTTGATGAATAATTTAAATTTACCTAATCCTAAATACATAGATCAAGCGGTACCGGCTAATAAAGTGTGTGGGCTGGATGAGTCAGAACGCCAAGATGCAATCGTAAAGGGTCAATTTGGGAAGACTTCTTCTGTGGCATCAACGGCTACTTTAGTTTCAGAAGCGCGCCAACAAATTCGTGAGATTAGTGTTGATCAGGCTTTAGTGGAAATGCAGCAACTGACAAATTTAGTCGTCATCGATGTGCGGGAAGAACATGAATTTGTATCAGGGCATATTGACGGTGTGATACATGTCCCGCGCGGGGTTTTGGAATTTAAATTACAAAATATCAATAATTTGGCGGACAAAAAGACTCCTGTACTGTTATATTGCGGAAGTGGTGCTCGCTCTGCATTAGCGGCTGTTGCTATGCAACGTTTAGGTTATAACAATGTTATGTCATTAAATGGAGGTTTTAAAGCCTGGAGTGAGCAAGCGTGACAATAAATAGTCCCAAGAAGGGGCAGGAATATTTTTTTTGTTCATCGTAGTAGGTCTAAAAAATAATGACATTAACAAAAGCTGATTTTGCAGAGTTCTTGTTTAACCAAATTGGTTTATATAAGCAAGAGAAGTCGCTGAATTAACAGGTAAGCCTAAGGTCAATAGAGTCACTTCAAGCCCAGCTATGGGTTTATCAAGTGAGCCGCCGGTTAGATCGTTGGGAGAAGGGGTGTGCGGAGAACAAGATTTGTTAGGTTATATAATGCAAGCTATTGGGTATGAATATAGTTTTTCTACCACAAACGTTGAGGAAGGTTATATAAGTAAAAGAGGAATTGAGAGTTATGTATACAGCCTCTTAAAAGAAAGATCTAAAGAAAGATCTAAAGAAATATCTGATGAGCAATATGAAAAAATTACTGCAGTTCAATCTTTTGTTCGTCATGCTGTGGTTTCTCATAACTCATTCATTATAGAAGTTAGGCAA